CATCATCAATAATATACACATGTAAAAAAATGGCGTCGGGGCGTTGGCATCATGCCAGCACGTAGGCGTGTTTTTTCGGTTCGCTTCCTTGGAGTTTTGGACCTCCGCGGCCGCCGTACCGCGTCAGCATTCTTTTGTGTCCTACGTGGCAGTTTGGGCGGTTTCCTCTTCCTCGTATTTATGCTCGGTCATCTTCCTCCTTCTCACCGCCTTCGGTGTCTTCGCTTGGCTGCGCAGCGATCCTTGTTGCCGCTGGTGGTCTTGTGCCGCGTCTTTTCTAATCCTTTTCGAGGTATGTCGTCTTTACCCCGGTGGGTCTCCCCTGTGTGTCTGTGTCCCAGCTACATTCCACCCCTCTTTCTCCTCTTTTCTATAGATGTTGTGGATTCAGAATCTCCTAGTAATCCGCACTTCCTGTGACCCTGAGATATTTGCCGGCCTCAGCATGGCTGACAAACAGCTTCTGCATACAGCTATGCTGTCCGCCTGTCGCAAGGCTATGGAATACTGCTGTGACGATGATGAACCTGGCACTACTTGGGGCTCTGCAACTCCTCTGGGCGCCTGTACTTTCCTCTGTGCTTTCGGGGGCTCCTCCTTCGACAAATACCCCGAAGGCAAGGATCCTGACGAGCTGTTTGATGATTTCTATGAGTGTGCCTGGTACAGTCTGAAAACAGCCGCCAGCCTGAAGAAGGCTCCTCAGCTGCCTTATGACAAGTGCATTACTTGTACTATGTTGCCCAATATCATTGATGAGGCATAATTGAGTGATGTTGATCGCTCGTAAAGTCCTAAAAATCCTGGTCTCAGACCCTTACCAATAATACTTTGCTTAAACCCGAGTCTGTTGTTCTGTGTTTCTTTTGGGCGGCGGCTTCCTGGAGGGCGGCCAAGGGCCTGTTCTGGGCGGGCGGCCAGTTCTTTTCCTGGCTCCCTGGGAACTTTCCACTGTGTCCCTGGAGGGCGGCCAAGGGCCTGTTCTGGGCGGGCGGCCAGTTCTTTTCCTGGCTCCCTGGGAACTTTCCACTGTGTCCCTGGAGGGCGGCCAAGGGCCTGTTCTGGGCGGGCGGCCAGTTCTTTTCCTGGCTCCCTGGGAACTTTCCACTGTGTCCCTGGAGGGCGGCCAAGGGCCTGTTCTGGGCGGGCGGCCAGTTCTTTTCCTGGCTCCCTGGGGATTTCCATTGCCTTATTTGACTTTGCAGGTTTTTTCCATTGTCTTTATTAGACAAGCTTGCTGTGTAGAGTGTGCTTGCTTGCACTTTGCTTCTTGCTAGCTCAGGAGTAAGATGAGGTCTCTAATCATGGCTCGCGTTGAGAGCGACTTACCTGCAGATACTTCTGTACCACAGAGCATAGCTAGAGATTGTTTTGTAACTGCTCTTGAGGCTGCTATGTTTGAGTTTTGTACTGTTAAAAGCCCGCAGCCTAATGAAAGTTGGGGCTCTTTATATTTTATAAGGAAGGATAGACCTTTTGTGGCACTAGTATCTTTTGGGGCTGAGGAAATGCAGGATATGTGGTGGGAAGAACATTATGCTGATGAGAGCAGCGCTGACAGTGATGAAGCAGTGGCAGGTCATGAGGAGTTGCATCTTTCAATTTCTTACTTTGAAGACCTGGTGGAGCTGCATTATCGGGAGGAGCTTACTGCCAGCTGGCCTGAGGATCCTCAGGCTATTCCATGGGTGCATGCAACTCCGGTTACAAATCTTATATGATTTTTTTTCTGCTTTCAGCACTACCGGTGAGTGCGGTCTTGGAAGATGTCTACTGTGTCTTTCCAGTACCATCCTGGTTTTTGTTTGGAGGTCCGGCTTCTGAGCCCCGGGGTTTTTTCCCTGGTGACTGTAAAGACAGTTCATCTCTCCGGAGCTCTCCGCTTGCGCACCGGTGTCGTCATGGAGCTGGGGGCTGGGGCTCTGGCTATTGTTAGTAGCTCTCCCAATTGCCGCGTGTCTGCGGTGACTATGGTTCTTCCTCCCGGCCTTGGCCACTTGCAACTTGGTTTTTTGTGCCCTCCGACTGAATTTCCACAGGGGCAAGAATTGGCTATTTTGTCCATTGTTGCAGTGGTGCCTTGTGGTTTAGGTTTTTTGCCACCTGTTACTACTGAGGAGACTAAGCCTTCTCTTCCCTTGGCTTCTGCTGAGGCACAGGAGACCCCTGATCCTGTTCCTAGTTCTACTGATGAAACACGCGCATCTGTTCCTGCATGCTCCCCTCCCTCTTCTGCTGTTCATGCTCAGTCATTGCAAGCGGGTGGGATGGGGCAACCGTTCCATCCCATTTTACATATAGAGGCGTGGGTCCATTTTGTGGGGGAAGTAAGAATAACGGAGCAAATGGTGAGGGAGGTGGAACAATTTGTGCGTAATTACTTTTTGATTGAGAATGTTTTTTACAGCGTGGACTGTGATGCTTCCTGTCCCATGAGCTGTGTTTTTTTCAGTGCTAAGATTTTGCCACGGGCCCGAGGTCTTTGTGTTCGGGTTCTGTGTGGGAGTCACAATATATTGCGTTGTGACTTCTCAAGAATATTGTCTGATTTTATTGATGTTTTGCGTTTTCAGGGCAATCAATATGGAGGCTGCATTGCCGATGGCATGTACTTTGTGTAGCAGTGAAATTTGTTTTCATCCTCCTCCTCCTTGGGGAGTGCAGAGTTTTTATATTTTGCAGTGGCTGCGAGAGAGTATTCAGTGGCTCCTTTCATGGCAGCCTTTTTTGCTTTTGCTCCCATCCTCCATCCAGAGTTTCTTTTTTTCTTCTCTGAATTTGGCTGTGCATTTAGAACACAGCTATGCGAGTGTGGCTGTGCATCTAGAACACAGTTATGCTCATGGTGTGCTACACCAGGCGCGCTTTCGCCAACGCTGCAGAGCGTTTTACAAGCATCACTTGTTTCCACTGACAGGCTTTCTTCTGCTTTTTTGTGAACATCGTCAGCAACACAGCGGTGATGAATCAGATGGGTTCTTGCACGGGACTGACACATGCTGCAGGTGTCCTCTACAGTCCAGTGGGAGCAGTAGCTTTTGTGGCGGAAGGAGCGCTTCCGATACCTTGGAATTGCTACTTGAGCTCCTTTGATATGCACTTTTTCCACCGCAACAAGTGCCTCTGTTTGTGCCCCATTACCTGCTACCGCAGTTTTCAATCTTACATCACTACTGCGGAATATTGGAGCCTGCATTGTCATTGTGGTCGTCACCATTCTCTGCAGAAGGATGTCTTCCAGCCCGGTTCTCTGCGCTGCCTTGCAGGTGGAAGAGTCAGACAGCTCCTGGTTCAGAAGTATCTTCAGGGAGCTCGCTTCAATGAATTTTTTCCTCACTTCCGCTCTTTTGCTAATCGCTTTGTTGATGTGGGCTTGCAATATGTGGGAAGTATTTGGAGTGGGAAACACTTTGTATATGTTCAGGTTAGTTTAACAAACTACCGCAGGCTGTTAAATCTTAGGGGCCGCTTGGGGGAGGGTGTTTTTTTCTGCCGCAATGCACTTACACGGTATTTGATCATAGTTTGTGAAAAGTGTTCTTGTCCTCCCACAGATGAACAAACTTTGCATTGCATGCGACTGATAAGTCAAATTCTTCGTAGGTGGCAGAGTTTGTTGTTAGGGAGGGGGGGTGAAGGGTCTTTGTTGCCAGGGATAGATTTCCCTCATAATCAGCAGGAAAAGTTAAGACAAAGACTGTTGCAGCGCTTTTATGCTTATCGCTCTCCTATCTATCGCCTCACATATCTAAGGGCTTAAATTCAATAAAGAGCTTTACAAAATGTAACTGTTGTTTTTCTTTAATAGTCTTCTGCCAGATACCAGAAACTGACAGTATCAGTCACCATTGAGGCTTTTTCACTTCCCACCAGGTCCAGTTTAAAAGCAAGTTGATAGTGCTTGTTGGGGTCTCCATTGAGTCTGATTTGCAAAGTCGCCCTTCGCAGGTTCAGTCGAGTGTCATGGTATTGTAGATTTGTAGGAATTGATGCAGCTCTGGGATACAGTTCAGTGCTGGGCATAAATCTTAGCAAATGCATATAGTCTAGCCAATTTTCATTGAGGTGATCAGGGGGTTCAGACTGGGCTTTTTCTTCCTCCACACGTGCACTCAGCGCTGCCAGATCTCCTCTTCGTTTTGGAGGGGGAGTGTTTTCCACAGGTTCAGGGGCAGCTCGTTTTTTCCTAACCGCCTGTGCGGCATTGCTAATGGGAGGGTCTAGTGCTCCCCACCATGTGACTGGAGCTGGATGAACCAAAGCTCCTGTGTCTCCAAAGGCAAACACTATATCTCTCATCCCGTTGGTTGTTAGTTCATAGTCGGGTGCTTGTAACATAAAAACACCATGGACCATGGGCCCCACCCTTGTGAGACTTAGATAAATTTTACAATCATGGGCTTTCATGTAAGTCCCATTGTTTGCTATGGGTATACCTGTCCATATGGTGTTTGGTGTCATCTCTAATACACCCCTGTGCGCATGGAAACCGTAACCTAGAGAAAGGCCTAGTTGACCTTGTTTGTTAACCTCTAAGGGTGAAGTGGGACTTGTAAGATGAATGCCTTCTGTGGTGAGGGCAAATTCTCTGCTGGTTTTGAGAGTCACAGCGCCATCTTCTACCTGAAGCCCTGGGCCCCATTTTAGACCCAAACTGCCTGCATTAGTAACAAACATTCCGCTGTCTTTGGCTAATTCTAATCGCAATCGACCACTGTCTAATACAAGTGGGTCAAAGGGTTCTGGCAGACACAATTTTCCATCTTGTAGATCCAGGCTCTGATTGTAAAATAGAATGAGATGGTTGCTGCCCTTTTCTATAGCTAAGGGTGACTCTGGCCACAGGAGGTTGGGAGCCAATCTCAATTGTCCTTGTTCATCTAGCGTTAACCCCTTCCCTATTAGTAGCTCCAAATTGTTGTTTTCTACTTTCAAAGGAAGGGATGTGGTCTGGACTGTTCCCAGTGCTTCTAGCTGGCCTGCAGAGTTAACTTGCAACCCCGGACCAATGTTCAATTCTAGCACGCGGTTGTTGATAACTAGTGGATTCTCCGAGGCTGTTATGTCACACACTGTTTGAAGTGTTCCCTCATTATCCACAAAGAGCCCTTTGCCATACCGGAGGTGGATTTGATCTCCTTCGATGTTGAGGGGGGGTTCTGCATCCGGCAGCATGGAGGTGCTGAATAAACGCCCCTCGGAGTCAAGACCTAGTCCGTCCCCTATTAGAAGTGACAAACCTTGTGAAGTGCGTTTTAGGGGCTTTTTCAGTCTGAGGGAAAGTGTGTTTCCATGTATACTTGTAAAGTCATAGCTATTGAAGAAGGGGGGCATAATTACAGGAAAGCCAAAGTCTCCTGCAACAGGTTGATGGTAGGGATATACAGGATTAAAGGGAGCAGCGCCTTCCCTCGCCACAATGACATATTCGTCTCGTTCATAGTCGTCAGGTAGCAAGGCGTAGTCATATGGATACACAGGATTGAAAGCTGCTCTGGCAGCCATGTTTTCCTGTAAAAAAAAACACAATAGACGGACCGGAGTAGATGTGATTTTTTTTTTATTAGTTCAAGGCATCTGCCAGGTTAAAGGAATTGTTTCTGGGTATTTTAGGTTCTGGGGAAGCGGAGTGGCACCACCGATCATATACAAGTTCGGCGGCCATGAAAAGAATTACTAGCAGGGTGAGTAGATGAAGAAAAAGAAAGATGACTGGGTTGATGAGTTCCTCTCCGGCGCATGCGTACAAGGCTGAAGTGTTGTTAGATGCAGCCATCCCTCTGTTGTATGGGGCTTGGACCAGTTCGAACAGCATTCTTGCGCCCAGCTGTGGACTTAGTAGGTACAGCACAATACTGGCTGCAAGTAAAAGTAGTAACTGAGTGGTTTTTTTCTCCTGCACCAATTCCACAATAACTCTCTGGGGTACAAGAACAGATACCGTTAAGGTATTAGCATTGCATTTTGTAAAAGTTATTGACAAGAGGGTCCAGAGCTCTTACGTACCGTGAGTCTTCCCATTCTGATGCTTGATCGGAGAAATTAATACTCAGTTTGTTCCAAGAGATTGTTTAGGGCACTGATACGGCTTGTATAGGACCCGTCTGTACTTCCGATGTGAGTGAACACACACCAACCCAGCAGAAAAAATCAAGCACAGGGAGACTGCCAAGTGATCTGAAAGAACATCTTAGTCATACCCGTTCACACTTTGAGATACAGAATCATAGTTTGAAAGAAATTGATGAGGAAAGGTGTCAGGCGCTCCTGAGTAAGGGTTAAGGTAAACTGTGGGGGGAAATTCTTGGGTAAACTGCCAAGAACCTATGCCACCACTCCGTGGCACTCTTGGCGCTCCGGCTAGTTCTCCCATCAGAGGAGGTGTGGCCGTAGCTCCCCCCGCTAATTGCAGTTCTTGAGCTAGGGCGTAGGCTGTGGGAGTTCTGGAGGTGGGTTCTTCTGCCAGCTGTATGGGGGCTGTGTACCTCACCTCGTTGCCGGATTTATACCTTACCCACGCGCCTCCGGCTAGCTGCGCGCCCTCAAGTGTCACGTTGGGGTCAAAGGAGTCCGGGTGGGCAGGAAGTACAGCGATAGGCTTAGGTCGTGGATGAAAGATAAGAGAAGCAGGCCAAGAGGGGGGGTTGATGTCCCTGCGAGGAGTGGGAACGGCTTCCTGTTGATTCAAGAGGATGGAGTTTCTTGCTTGATTAACTTCTATAACTTTTCCCCTGAGACTTGGACCGGCGCTGAGCCAATTTAATCTGGTACTGTAGTCTTGGGATGCTCCCGCTGCAGTACCCCGCTGCGGCTGAAATGTCCACATATATGGAGAAGGAGCTGACATTGTTTTGTTTATTTTTCTGTTTCAAGGGAGCGGCAATGTTTGGCCAGTAGGGCTTCGGCGTCCCTCTTGGTTCTCTGCAGTTGGCTTTCCTGCTGGTGGTACAAACAGCTGCGTGTCAGGGACCGAAGAGTTCGGTTCCTGATCTTCAGAGAGTACGTGTCAAGATCCAGCGCTCGAGCGCGTTGAAAAGTTGCATATATAGTTACGAAGATCTCATCGCGAACAGGTTGCAAAGGGTCTGGTTGAGCAGGACTGGCAGGCCTCTGACGTTTTGCAGGTCTACAGTGTGTCTGGTTGGCTGTAGTAGCGACGACAGTAATAACTAATTACTCTTCTGGGCACCAAAGTGCCGCGATTGAAAAGTAGATATCTCCTCACCGCCCCTCGGTCCCCTCCGTATAGAAATAGAGCTTGTAAAATTGCTCCCTTAAAGTTCTTCCATGCTTGTCTTCCATGTTTTCCCTTTACTGAAAGTACATTACAACTATTGGCCTTACCCAACTTGTTCTGTGCTGGGGGAAAGTCCCATCTTGGACGGGTCTTCTTCCCCGTGGAGTTTACCGCAGTCACACTCGAGCTCTGGGAACCTTTCTTCTGCTTTGCTGTTTCCCCTCGCCGTTTTTGGGCAATTTGCGGAGGAGCTATCTGTTCTTCTTCCTCCTGCCAACTCTGTTGACTCATGCCGCTCTCCTCGCTGTCCCCGTCCGTCATCCACTCTCCCTCTTCTTCCTCCGTAAATGGTGTGGTTATTTTCTCTGGGCTTTGCATTTTTGCGGCCATCTGAGAGAAAATGAGCATCAACACCACCTACACTGAGCTCTTCTCCGGTCTGAGGATCTAGGTATACGCCCTTTCCTTTCTTTTTCAAAAATTCCCGCCGGTGGTCGTGAATAGCCAATAGCTGAGCAACGATCTGTGGCTGCGTAATCACGCACGCAGTGAGGGGCGTCTCTGACTGACGATTGGAATTCTCAAAATACTTGATGACAAATGGATGGTAGTCTTTTGCTTCAAACTTTCGAAGGTAGGCCGATACCCAAAGGCCTGGAGTTAGTTTGAAGCTGGTTGATGGTTTGCCATCTTTATCTGGCGGTCCTTGTAGCTCAAAGGTGTTTATGCACTTCACTTCATTCAATAGGGCGCTGTTTAGTACTAAGCTTCGGTGGGGAGAACATAAATTGCAGCGACAGTGAGCTGTCAACAATCCCTCACCGCTCAAGTCCTCTTGCAGGTCGTTGTGATACATGAAGTAGTTTGCCAGAGATAGTAAGTACGCATGCGCCCAAAGAGGAGGGGGACACTCTCGGAAGCAGGTGGGCACAAAATCTGATGGGAATGCGCAGCTTGTGGCAGGAAGGATGCCACTGCGTTCAAGAATGAAGGATCTAAAGTTATGAATGATGCTCTGATGTAAAATATCAGGCAGTCCCTGGGCCAAGCTGTCTTCTAAGCGTGAGGGGAAAACGAGGCGCCGAAGTTCTGCGGCAAGTATGCGTTCACAACGTTCAGTGTACAAGCTTCGCAAGTGCTTGTGTAAGATGGCTCGCAGTTGAGACAGATTACTTTCTTCTAGACATTGTTGCCAAACCCCCATAGCGGTCTGCCAGGTGTAGATTAGAAATAAGTAGATCGTGTCCCTGATATAATCTCTCCTGGCCTCTCCAGATAGGGTTCTGTGTAGTACACTTTGGCCTACTCTGTTTTCATGTATCACTCCCATGTAGGTTACTAGGTGTGTAAGATCTGTTTGGCTCACATCAATAGCTTGTTTTACGTATCCGTGGTGGAAGAGATAGTGGAGACTTTCCCCCACTCTGCGGATTATATCCTGTCTGGAAAAAAAAGATCGCAGCACTTCCAGTTGGCATGTAATCAAGGCCACAGCGGTGACCGTTTTGCGCTGTTCTTCAACGGCGGGATCTTTTGCATCTTTGGCTTGCAGCCACTTTTGTAAAAGGTCATCCGTTACCGGAGGCTCCGGCTCACTGCCAACATTTTCCCGCCCGTACACTAATTCCTCTGCAATGACTTTTGTAATTTTTGGCGGCAGTCCTATCGCCGGATATGCTGCATGCGTCACGCTCAGGCAGCGTTTCATAACTGCCAGGCGGGGGCTGTCCCCCGCTAGCTCTATTAAAGCTCCATCTCCCTCTGACTCTGGCACACTTGCAGTTGTCTGCGGTGCGTCTGCTTCCCGGAGACTTTCAAAGAAGCGCGGCTGTTCCTGCACGGTAACTATATCTGGCAGCCCCGCTCCGTCTCGCAAGTGCCACTTCTTGTCTGCGTGGGGGCGGTTTGCTCTGCAACTGATGGGAATGCGATGATTGATGAAAAAAGGGTGGTATGTAGCCAGCACTTCGGGCACCATGAAAGCCGGATAGAAGTTAAGGCGGGGATCGGGGTTCATGGCTCCATTTGCTTGCTTTTGGATTTTTGCTGTGTCTTTACAGCTGCGAGTAAACAGGCTTTTTTCCAACAGGTTTGATACACAGGTGGGATCCCACTCGGAATTTCCTGTGTCAGCGTTGAGAGCCTCTCTAAGGATTCGCCCCTGACGATGTATGTGTGTCAGAAGACATTCCGCAGACATGTAGCTAGAGCCGCTCACGGGGTCCTTGCTTGCCTCTGCTTCATCGTGTTTGTCTGTTACTTCCGACATTTTCACTCAATTGGTGCTTTTATGCTCTCTGCAGAACAAGAAAAATACCAGAGGACCATGAGCTGTTCCCGACCACTCCCTCCTCATCGCGTTGGCCAGCAACAGGTGTTTGGATCGCGCAAGGGCGGAATGAAGAGACTGCCTCCAACCGAAGCGGGAGAATCGAGCAAGAGAAGCCGTACTGTCGCGGAAGCTGTCACCTCGACCGGTGGCTCAGGCAGTACGGGGGGTATCGGGGATCGTCCTCTTGGGGCGGTCTGCGATTCTCCCACGAACCCTGAGCCGCAGGAAGAGGTTTTGCCCCGTCGCAGGTTCGAATCCTCGGACGAGGAAGAAGATGTGTTCGATGACGGAACGGTGACGGAGGAAGAGGCTTGTTGGCAAACGGCCAGAGAATTTTTACACAAAATGTGCCTCCCTCTTAAGGTGGATGGGAAGCAATGCACCTTTCTGCCTAATGCCCAGACAGCAGAGCTGTTTAGAAAGCTCTGTCACAGTTGGCTGTTACAGCAAAAGATGGTTCCCAGTTTGACCTTTACTACTCTGAGGTCATTTACTATGCAAATGGGTCGTTTTGTTTTGGCCCTTTTGCTTCAAGCTTCTGGCTTGTCGCCTACGGAGGCTGCTGCTCACTCTATTGCTAACGTATCTGGAGTGGCGGCCTGGAAGCATGCGAGCGATGTCACTTTACATTGTTTGCATGGGGCTGTTATGATAGCTAAGGATCACCATGTAGATTTGGATGTGTCCAGTGAGGGGGGGCAGCGCGCTCTGAAGGAACAGGGACCAAATGCAGTGGTGACTACCAACCGTTGGGGTCGCTCAGTGGTGCGTGTGAAATATGATGCCTTTGTGTGTCCTATGGATGCAGGCGTGCCCTTTAATCAGCCTTCCAACAAGTCCTGTGGGTTCTGCTTTACTGATGGCAAGAAAGCCTTAAAGGGTTTCAAGCAGATTGTTGCTTTCCAAGCTGCTCTGTATCCTCAGGCCGCAGGTGGGGGGGAGTGGATGTTGCTTTGTCTGCGCTGTGAGTGTAACTTTGGAGTGGCGCAGCCTATTCTGGGTCGCCAAACTTGTCGCTTGACCCCTTACCAATTGTCCCTAGCCGAAGGTTTGGATGGGGGAAACATGGATGCTGTGGCTAAGGCGAGCGTTGAGAACCCTGTGGTGCTGGTGGCGCAGTGTTGTAATGTGACCTTTAGCAAGGCAGGAAAAGCTGGTGGAGCAGCGGCAGGCAAAACATGCGAATGGAAGATCAGCTCAGTGGACCTGGTGACGGCGGCGCAGCTAGCAAAGAAGATGATCCACAAGATGTTGGATCTCCCTCCCTCCCTTTTTGTTCCTGAGTTTAAATGGGATCCTGTTTTTTCTTTTCGTTCTACTGTTCTGCCCCAAGGTGTTGGAGATTCTGATCTTCAACTCTTTACCACAGGGGGGATGTAAGTGGGAAGTCAATGAATACAAATGACAGATTATCTACTTTCATTGCTTTAATGTTCAAGTAAGCACAAAAAACCAATAAAGGCTTCTAATGCACTAATTTGTCAAATGCTGTTTTTTTTCTGATTTCCGCAGAGTGATCAAAGAAATACATTGAATGCTTAGCGAGAAAATCATACAAATATTCCTGGTTTGCAAACAGTATTTTTTCATATTTCACATCAAACATTTCTTGATTGGGAACTCCACGGATGGGTCCCATGATTGGATTCTTATCCATAGGATTTTGTGGATATTTTACAAAGGCTGCTAGGAACAGCACACAAAAAAGACCACAGGCGGCACTGTGAGGTCCTTGCACTGTTTGGGTACTCTGTACCAAAGTGACACACCTGTCCTCTGAGTTATTTAGAGCTGATCTTTTTAACAACCGTTCGTATTCAAAGTTGTACACTTGTTTTAGTCTTGCATTTGAAAACCCAAAGGGGTCAAACATGTAAAATGTTCTAGAAGGGGGGTACCAGGCCATTGCCAACCAGTGAACACCTCCAGTTTCTCGGGAAGCAGTATTTACAATGGCGCAGGAAGGTTTTGAAACATGTAAAAAACCAGGAAAGTGTTTGTCAAAAACACCTAAAAAATAAGGCCCTATGCCCAAGTCTGTCACCAGATGTTGTAGTTCTGTTTCTGAAGACCCCATGATTACGTAGTTGCGTTGCCAGCCGAGAATGGAGTACGCAAGTACACTGCCTCAATGATGCCCCTGTGTGGTTGGTGAATGCGAACACAATCAAACACTTCAAAGAGAATGTAGAGATAGGTTGCTTCTGTCATTGGATCAACTTCAAATGTCATCTCTAGAGAGTGGGCTGAGTTTGCATACAGTAAATTCTGCCCTAGGTCAGTCAGTGCGCCCATGGACATGAAGTTGCTGGAAAAGGGGATGCGGTACATATACCGATCCACAAGGAACTTCCTTTGAGTTCTTGTGGCCCAAGCCATTTCTCCACATAGCGGATAGGGCCAATTGGCAGGATAAGGAGCACCTTCTCTCGGGAAGATGGGAGCAGAGGCTGATTTCCATCCTGAGTTGTTGAACCTTTTTGTCAGCATTACATCTACGTATCGCCCATCAAGTTGTCTGTCTACCACTTGTCGGGTCATAGGTTCAAAGTTGCGTAAGAAGGAGTAGGTTCTGTCTTTGTTGTTGTCAGGAAGATGATAGCCCTGGTAGCCAATGTTATAATTTGCTAGCATCTGCACCAGAAACCAGTCCTTGGTCATGTTGCTTTGAGCCACACACAACCCTTCTCCATCAATATTTCGTTTTATCTCAAATTCATTTGGGGTCAGCAAACGATCATTTCCAGGCCAGCTGACAGAAGAATCAAACATGATGGAGACACGCTGAAAGGTGTGGGTGAGATAGAAAGTGGCATCCAAAAATGGAATGCTTCCGCTGTAGGTAAAGTAAGGATCAAAAGGAGACCCAATGTTGGGAGTTTCACTTTGTTTAAGGCGGGTGAAGCTCCACCCTCTGAAAGCAGCCCAGTTCCGAGCAGGAATGCTGACAGGAATTTGTGTTTGCCCCGCTGGAATAGGGAACATCATAGTAGCGCTGCTTAAGTACTCTAGGAAAGTTTGGTCGTTGGTTTCATTTCGCAGCATTGCTTCAAGCGTGGAAGCAGTGTTATGTGCCATGGGAAAGAAACTAGCATACAGATTTACACTGTGAATTTCCAGGGAAGCTCCATCCGCCCGCAGATCATTTCCTAGGGTGCTCTGAAGAACCATGTTCACATCCTTCCTGAAACTCCACTCGTAAGTGTAACTTCCAGGCAGTAGCAGCAAATTTTTGATTGCAAAGAACTTCTGAGGCACTTGAATGTGAAAGTCTACGTATCTGCCATTGCCAAGAACCTGTGAGCGGTACTTTAAGCCATCGTTGCGGTGGTGATTAAAGGGATTCACAGTATCCATGAAGTCAACCGACCATCTGCCTCCCATGTTCACATACGTTTCCACCAGGCCTGTGGGCGCGATTCTTTGATTCATGTAGCTGTAGGTGTTCTTGTTTTCAGGCATTGCAATGTTTGTAGGGTCTACTTTGTAGGCGTCAGGTACATACTGCGCCACGTTGGCATACAGAAAACCAATCCACATGTTCGCTGGAATATTGATTTCCATGGCTGCCATGTTTCCCTTTCCTATGTATGACGTGTCATCTGCATTGTTGGCCTGTTGATTTCCCTGGTGGGTCTGAACTTGTTTGTACTCCAGTCTGCCCACCCCTCTGAGGTCGAATGCGAAGGAAGTAATGTCGTCTTCTACTCCATCATTTTCAATGATCCTTACTCTAGGATCGTAGCTATCTATGGCCTGATTCCACAGGGAAAAGTATCTGCTGCGGTCATATAGAGAATCAAGCAGGAATTGATAGCTTAGTTCTGTGTTGCGGTCCTGCAAATCTACCACAGCATTCAGCTGTGAGGCTTGTCCTGCAAGGACACCTTGATTGCCATTGCTGTTGTAGTACATGAGTCCAATAAAATTGTCTCGGAAGCCGATGTAGTTTGGTCTGTTGGGGGCTGCTTGAATCGCCACCCTGTTTGTCGCTGTGGCTGCACTTGGCCCTTCCAAAAGGTGCGTATCTGGAGCTTGTAAGTTAACTTCTTCGCTGTACAGAACCACATCTGCATTCTGGGCATTTACTTTGGGCAACATGAACACTTTATCCACCTGTGTGCCGTTCTTGGTCTGTGTTCCATTTTCATTCGTAGGAAAGGCATAGCTACCATAGTTTGGTAACACTGGCTGATTTGTTTTTAGCACTCTGCCAGCATACTTGGGTTGATTCCCAGGTTCCAGCTCATCCATCCAATTCTGATACCCCACCTGCACTTCTGGCTCCCCTCTTTGTATATCAAGATTTTGATTGTTGACCTGCAATCCATTGGCATCTATTTGCGTGCCAGGAATGTTAGCTTGTGCTATTGTTTTTGTCTTTGGATTATTCCCACCAACTTGATACATGAGGTTGTTGGGAGCTGCACGTGGAGCCAAACTGTTGTAGGCGGTTCCCGAGTAAGGTTTAAAACTGGGACCCCTGTCTAGTCGACCTCGAATGTCGAAATAGGTGCTAGCCATATCCAGCACGCGATTGTCTCCTACAGACAGTTGAAATCTGGTCTTGTACGTATACTGGCTGTCTTCTCTGTCCACCGGCACTATGCGTAGTGTCAGCCTCTGTGAACGATCTGTTGTTACATCATGAGTGGGAGCCACAGTCGGATTTCGGAACTTGTTGCCCAGGGAAAAATAGGTCTCCGTGGCAGCTGCAAATTGCATTACGCCAGGGGACAGGTACTGTGAAGCGTCCTGTCCAGCGATGTGCATGAAGGCCCATTGGGGCTGCATTGATGGGGTCGTCATGGCGGCGATAACACACAGACCTAGTAAAGTTCGAACAGTCACGTTGTGCCCATGAAACAAGCAAGCACATAGAAAGTTAAAAACAGCGCCGTCGTTTGGTTGGTTGTAATCCTAGGCCCATGATGTTGTTTAGAGTTCCTTGCCAATGCTGGAGGCGCCTATTTGGACCTAAACTGACAGGCGGGGACGGTCGTGTCACAGTCGGCATCACCGGTGGAGGGGGTTCGTGCTTCTCCTCCACCTCTTCCTGGAACTTTCTTTTTTTTTCCAACACTGGCTCTGTTCCGAACAGTGCCTCATAAGGAGGAGGAGGTTCTCGTATGTTTGTCACCAAAACTTTCTCAATGTCATCTTCTTTTGGGGGCAGAGCCACTGTGTTCACGTCATCGTCTTCTGGTGGACCCGCTCTGGGCGGTTCATATCGCTCCAGTCGTTTTGCAAGTTGCCTCTCCACCTCCTGTCGAGCTATATCAACTGCCCCGTGTATTCCTGTTGACAACCCTTCCACTACCTTATGTTGTAAATTTGTATCTTTTAGATGTTTCCTTAAGGCTTGGCCGGTGCTACTATTCCAAGCTTTGAGGCCTAGATTTTTCAAGTTGCTGCCAAAACTACTGCCCAATCGTGAAATGTTACTCCATAGACTACCCCAACCAAGTGCACCACCGTGCAGTTCGCTGATGCCAATTGTCGACCAACTGCTTAGCAGGGGTTGAGTCCCCCGTCGTGGTGCCAGGGTGGAGAACGGGTCTTCCATAAGGTATGCTTTGTTGATCCCAGAGGAAAAGAAAAAGGCCTTATTTTTTATTCTGACTAGCTTGTAAAGCTACAGAAGCAATGCCAGGGATGGCTGAAATAAGTGCTGCCCCTAGGGGTATTAGAGCGGGTAGGAAACCCCCTTTTAGTCCACTCCGGCGACGCCTGCGGCGTGTCGACAGCCCACCCCCTCCGAAGCGGGACCTCCGGCGTCTGCGTAGTGCCACAGGAAAACGAAAGCGATACGTCAGAGCATAGGCTGGCATTGTGGCTGAAACACAATCATGGCAGGAGGACTTAGTGTATGGTGGGATGGTAACGAACTGAGGGTAAGGGAGCTGAATCTTTCGCCTGCAGAAAAGCATTAGTGGGAACACTACTAACTATGGAAGGATGGTAGCGTGGTGTGGGAATTTTTTTTGCTACTTGTTTCTGCTGCGCTCTTTCCGCAATGGCTTCAGCAGATGACCGATAGGCGGCAGTAGCTCTATATCTGCGGCGCCGGCGACGCCTTCTGCGGCGACGGGTGGTGCTGCAATGTCTGCCTGAGGACAGCTGAATACTTGGATGATACCGTACTCCACTAGGTAGCAAGACATCTATTGTTTCAACGCCTATCCTATTCCCAGGGAGGCGACGCCTACGCCGTCGCACCACTTGACCCCCTACTGCTTGGACAGCTGCTACAGGGTCTTGTAACAAATGTTCGTGGGAAGGCAGAGGGGGAGGGACTAGAGGCCCGTCCTCCATTTTAGGCCGTTTGACTAGGACTTGTACTGTCGGCTCCTCGTCCAACTGCACGTGTTCCCGTTTGATACGCCTTAGACTTAAGGCAGGTACGGGCACTTGTGGTGTGACCGGCACAAAGGACGGAGTTGCATTGGTGTGGTCCAAGAACACGCGAGAGTCTTCCATGGTGTCAGCCGAAATACTTTAAAAATAGCAAGCAAGTACAGGTTTCTAAGCTAAAGTGCCACGTCGCGCATTGCCCCTCTTGCGTCCTCTTCTCTGGTTCCTCCTTCTCCTGCGGTACGCGGCACGCGCATCAGCTAAAGCTCCCACCATAGCAGCAAAACTAGCCGAGGCAGGAACTGCTGGACGACTAGCAGCAGCAGCCTCACGAGCGGCTCTTAGGATGGCTCGCGCTCGGGCAGCTCTTAGGAGGGCCCGAGCCGCTACTGTGGCTGCGGTTTGTTTCCTCACATAGGGACTCTTACGCTTCCTAATTCCTCGAGTACGTGCGCTTCCCCCCGCCCTCCTGCGTCTCCTGGCAGGTGGAGGTGGAGCAATGACTTGTTCTGCAGCGTCTGCTCCCGCTGCTGCATCTTGCAACTCGGCCGCTCCAGCTTCCTCTGCAGCGACGGCCGATGGAGGGTCCGGCGGTCTCCGCCGGTTCACACTGCCCCATGCAGCGCGCCAATATGATCGAACATGGACGGGGTGGTTTGGCGACCTCTTACGTGCGCCCCCATACATCCTGCCCGTTCCCAAACCCCAACCGGTGCTGTCGCTGGGCGAGATCATAATACTCATGTTTGAATGACTTTTTGTAACCAACACAGCTGGAATAAACAGGGACAATAGATGCATGACCAGAAATAGTAGAAGTTTATTGGTTACTTTTTACCCTCATTGCAATGTGCGGCTGCTTATGATGTGAGGTTCTAATGTAGCTGAACACTTATACACGTAGGGACAGGGGCGGCGGCGACTATCTGTGATGGCTACCCGCTGTACACCTGAGAGTGCATTTTGGAGGGGGAGAGTTCCATGCTCAGTAACTGCAGTAACGTTCTCAGGCACTTGCACCATGAACGGTTGAGGAGGCCGCATCAGGACAGCATTTTCGGGAAAACGGTTATACACCATTGTTTGGCTTGTATTTTGATTCACAATCTGTGAATACCCGGGTTGAGTGTTTAAAATTGTTCTGGCGGCAACAGGAAACGGTTCGGTAGAAACAACCGGGAAAGTAGCTGGTGTTTGTCCACTTGGCCTAAATGTGGTTGGCGCGAGAGCCATATCCGGTAGACTCCAATAAAGCTGCTGCGCGCCGCCAGTGACGTCAGGCGCGGTGAGAATGAGCCAAGAACTAGCTGGAGGTTTGCCAGCCCGCGTGACGTCACCTTGGCGGTTGTAGGCTAAATATAAGCTTCTGTAACCGGTAACAAATCCTACCGGCTCTGAGCTGCGGTGGACGTGGTACGAGCGCCCCTTGCTGTCCTGTTGTAGCGGCTGAATTTTTGGCTCCTCATCGGCTCCCCTCGGTGTCTGAAGGTAAGTGGGTAAATCTAGGAGAGCCGGGATATCCCCTCCCTCCAGGTCCTCAAATGAAATTACAAATCCTGGTTGATAGGGATAGCGTTTACGCCACCCTAGAACATTGTTTAAACGACTCTTGCTAAAGTCCACTGCACAGCCTTTCATGAGAACTATGTCTGGGTGAAAATACTCATAAGTATAGTGACCGGGCATAATTAATCCCGTCTGAGGATCATAGCCTAGTTTAAAATTCCGAGTATCGAACTTCACCCCGATTTGGTCCTCGCGCACGCCCTTTTGCCTGCCGTGAGCTAAATATAGCTCCCATACAGCATTATTTAACAAATCCACAATCCTTCCACTGTCAAAATTTCCCTCAGGCAACTGCAAATCATACCATTCGTAGGTTGCCGCCCCAGAAGCAGAATCATATGTTGCCATCATCTTTATTCTCAGGGCATTTGTGAACATAAATTGTGTCACAGAGGGAAGGTTGGTTTGAATCATAGACTTAAATTTTGCCCCCCAGCGAGACCTCTTATCAAGAGTAATTTGCTGGGTTCCTGCTTCTTTGGGTGTAAACTCGCTATTTTGAATAACTGTGGTTGCAAAATGGCTATGATCATTTTGCATGTTTAAATCTTTGATGTCTGCGCTCTTGTTATCCACCAGAAACAATTTAGTTGTGTCATAACAAGTGGGAAATTGAGCATAAACGATGCTGTTTCTTCCTTCTGTAGGCGCATAATAGCGAGGAGGCACCCACGGCTGCTGAGCAAAAGGAGGTGTTCCAGAAACCACCTCTTCATACAAAGGCGGTGCACTTCCGTAGTGACTCATTCTTCGTCTATAGATTTCCACATGGCGCAAATAGTAAGTTACTAAAAAAACTTAAAATTGTGGCTGCAGGTGTCTGAAGGGATTGGAATCGAGGCTGAAATCCGTTTCAGACCCGTCATCCATCTCCTTCTGCACCTGGCGATGAGTTTTCCACCTTTCCATCATGTCTACCAAATTATCCCACTCTCTATTTTCATTCTTTTTATTTCCTGCTTCGCTGAACTCTGCTTTGTACTCTGACAGATAATCTGGCTTCTGGCCTTCTTCCTGTGGTACAGCAGGACCCCAGGCCCCAATGTCCTCTTCGTCTAAGTCATCCCACTGATAGCCTTCATTTACTACATCTGGAAGCTCAAAATGTCCTGTATGAAACCCAGGAGGGGGATTCCAGTGTTTGTTTTTGATAATGCTATAAAAATAGGGAGGGTTCAGTGCTGCGGCCCGATGGAAGTAATCTAAAACTTTTGTGACAAAATGTCTGTGCTTGTTAAAAAATGAGGGCTCTAAGTTACCCACCACAGCATCTATAACTAGATCAGGACGCCTCTGTGGGTCTCGATTGTGCTCAATTTGTATTGCTTTCTGCAAAAACCTTAGAATGGCCTCTTGTTGTGGAGTCAATTTTACATCTTCTGGAAGCCTTTTAGTGTTTTGTGAAACCAAAAAATTTAGAGTACTCTGCAGCGCCCTTGCATCATTTTGGCCCGTTGCTCTAGCAACATTTTGAATTTCTGCATAGGTCAATTCATCAGTCCTTGTGTCGCGCAAGGTTTCTCTGTACAGAGTTAACAAATGCCCCAAGTAGGTATCACCGCTAACAGTGTGACTGTCTGTAAAAGGGGCAATTAAGAGCAACAAGAGACGTGTGTTAGGGGTCAAAAGGGCAGCAGAAGGTGCTGTATTTTGAGCGGGGGTAGTAACACCCCATAGAGACGAAAGATTTTGAAAGGCCTTAGTCAAATTCACGGTCTGCAGACCTTGTCTGCTAGTTTGAAAATAAAAGAAAGGGCCGCTTTTGTAAACCAAAGTTTGAGGCACCTCAGCGACCAGCTGACGGAGGGCATTTAAAAAACCAATGTAATCATTTTGACCGTGACTTACTACGCTTGGCAATGTGCTCAGGAAACCATTTAAAGCAACCAGCGAGCCCATGGATCCTCCTTGGCGGTCTTCTTGTGCCTTCACTGCTACTGCCTCCCTCACATCCTGAACTAATCTGTCTAGATTAGTTTGCACGTTGCTGCTGTTGTAGCGTCCCACTCGTTGCAACAGGGCATCATAAATCGCTCCGCCCTCATCAGCTCTCACAGCTTTGGTTTGCACTAAGGCATTAACTATCGCTAAAACCTTCTCATGTGTAGGATCCGAACGGGAGGGCAACACAGCCTCCAAAATGGCGTCGCGTCTAGTAAACCATGGTTGGCTGCGAAAAGCTGAGGGATTCTTCAGAGTAGTGCTCATAATACGCTTAAAACGCTGTTCCCAAGGTTCTTCCCCTGCTGCCTGGCTTTGTAGAGCAGCCCTGACAGTAGGAGATAAGTACGCCATGGCTCGGACAACTCTGTAAAGACAGAGCATTTAAAAATCAAACTCCGAGGCCCATTCTCGGCTTTGCTCCTCTTCCTCATCGCTATCGCCAGATGGTAAAGCCAAAGGCATCTCACTGTTACTTCTATCTGTCAAAGCCCACCTCAACTGCTGCATCAATTCCTGATCACTTATTTCCCTTTTCCTCTGGTTGCTAATGACTCTTTGCAAACGAGCGTTTCTGTACACCCCCAATTCCTGTGCGAGCACCAGAACTTTTTTAACCATTCGCATGTAAAAAGTTGTGATTTTTAACTCCTTGTCCACAGGAACAAAAGCTGTTTGAAAAATTTTTCTAGCATAATGTTTTCCCAAGCTCAGTACAGCGTAATTTATAGCAGCAACTTTATCTTCCAAAGTCAGGCGTCTTTCCTGAACAACTATGCTCTGAAGCAAGTTTATCAAGTCTACCAACCAGCGACTCTCTGACGCCCCTAAAGTGAGAATACTCTCTCTAAAAACACCCTCATCCCTACAATGCTGAGCAATCAAAAAAAGCTGAGCCCTCAGAGCGCCATTTTCCGGTCCGCGCTGAAGAGCCTGCGCAAAATCCCACAAGTGCATCAGTCCCCACGTAGTTTCTTCTCTTGCCAGCAAAGTCCTTATTGCGTTGTTAAAAGCCTGTTGAAAGTTCTGCTCTTGACGGACAGTTTGCTCATAAGCTGTGAGAACATCCGCGGCCCGCACATGGGCATGACCTTTGCTCAAGGCGGGACCTGCAGCTAAATACCCCTCACTGGCCTCGAAGTCTTTGCCACTTAACACGGTGGATGGATCCAGTTGTAGATGACTTCCGGCATCAAAGCGCAGATGTTTCACACCCTCTGGTTCTCCTTTACCACGGCTGTGATCCTCCCTAAGTACATTTTGAGGAGCTACAAAGCTCTCTGCCATGTCTTGCTGCAACTGCACTCGGGGATGGCAGCTGACTGGGTCCCGTCCCCCTTCTGCTGCAGTTGTAGGAAGTTGTCTTGCAATTCCCTCCCCCTCAGGGGGCATCCAAGCAGCATCAGGTGGAGGAGAAGGTACTGATGTCTTAGAGGGCAGCATTTGGCGTAGCACAGGATGCATGGCTAAGATTTTTATCCCTGAGCTGGCGATGAAAATGTACTTGTGTGATTGCAGACACCGCTGGAGTGCGCGCGCCTAACCGGTCAGCGAATCTACACGATGGAAGTATTCCGCCCCCTGAGAAACATATGGAATCGTATCGGAGTATTACCACCGGTGGCTGTGAGCGCAGCAGGCGTATCCTGGCTCAGTCGCTTTGTGTACAACTACCCCCACCTGATGCTGCTAGATTTGAGTCCAAGATCTCCCGCTACACTAAACTGGCCTCTCTACAACTATCCCCCTCCACACTTTTTAATAGGATATGAATACATGATACGTGTTTTCAACAATTATGTTTTTGATGTGAGGACCTATAGCCGCATTACATATTTGGAAACAAGACGACAAGGTGTTCAATTATTGGACTGGTTGTGTTTGGCCACATCTTCCTACACTGTTGATGTGGGCGCCTACCGTCGTTTCATGGATGAGGGAAATTTCGAAGAACAAGCACTTCGCATACACCAATCTATATTATTTGACCGCATCATGGCAGACCTTGCCATGCAACGTCAAACAGCTATGGAGGGACTTGGTCTGCCTGAAATAAACAACCCTATCCCTGTGTCGCTACAACAGCCAATGCGTCACTGCAGCCCTTCGTCATGGGGCTTTTCAGAACACTGCCGCCTGCCGCCGTCCGCTCAACCTCCAGAAGAAGAGGACCAAAACACAGAAAGCGCCGCCACAATTCTGGATCTCATCGCTCGTATTCGATCTGCATATTTTTGCTTTCTACTGCATGCTTTAGCAAGCTCCCAAGAATATGACCTCCCACCACAAATTCACATTCCAACTCCATGGTCCTTACCTGAAAATGAACAGTGGTTTCCTTCTTGGTTGCGGTTTTACACCGAATCACAGGAAATTTGGAAAAACCTCTTGCAAAACCTACCAATACAAAATGTTATACCATTAATTTTGGACAGTCTTAGTCTTCCAAACCATTCCCCTGCGCTGCCTCAGCATGCCATGCTACATGGCGGTGCTGTGCTACGCCCAAGGGAAAATGGCAGAGCGGTTACTGCATCCATGCTTCGCAGACGGGGGGAAGCAGTTATTAATTTTATTGAAAGCCTCCCTTTCCCAACCCGAAGAAGACGACCACGCCCCCCTCCATCTCCAGAAGTTGAGGAGGAAGACATTGAAGAAGAGAACTTTGTGCATGCAATAAGAAGAGTGGTACAGGAAATTATTGAAGCCCTACAAGAAGAACTGACCGATCACGCTAGACAACAACAGTTTTTTTCATTTACAATTCCTTTCTATGCCACTTTGGAAAGGCTCATAGATGATGAGCTCATCACAGAATCAGTTTTACGCCGCTGGATGATGTATTTTTTCATCACTGAGCATGTAGCAACTACACTTAATTATTTACACCACGAACTGCTGCACCGAAGGCTTGCGCAGCGTCACATTAATTTGGAGATGACCCAAATTATAATGAGGGCTCGAGATGAAGAGGGAAACTTATTGTTCAGTCGAGTTTTTAGTGAGCTTGGCTATGATTCCATGACAGAAGTCATGCAACGCCTAGTGAGGGAGTTAACTGCCTCTGTTCCTCATGCAGGCAGAGGAGAGGTAGAACAAGGAGAAGTTGCCTCCCTCATGGAGGCAATTGAACATCCCGAAGACAGCGGAGACATAGCTGATATTCTTAAACAGTTTGGTAATGATGATAGTGATGTTGACAGTGTGGAATTATCTTTCAGATTTCGTCTGTCGGGACCAGTAGTCTTCACCCAGAATCAACAAATACAAACCTTGACTCGTCGAGTCTCACAGGAAGCAACCAGATTGCGGCAGGCACACCTTCCAATGCCGAATCTCAACCAAGTTCACGCACTCCCTCCCGGGGACGTCCCCGCAAGGCGACAGTGAGTCCTCTGAAAAAAAGGAAGAGCAAAGTGATAGCTAAATCTCATAAAACCCTAAAAGCCCCCTGTCCTAATGGTCAATACATGGCTGTTGGGTACTTCACCTCGTTCTTACAACCCTTTACAAATTTGCTTTGTCTACAAGACGGAGAGAGTTTTCCTCATCCGAACCTTTGTGACCTATTTAAAACTAGTGATGCAAGTCACAAGAAACCAACAGTCCGCCAACTCACCAATGCCCTCCAAAAAGAAGAATGGCCTGCTCCTGTTACTCATGTATGGTTTGATGGTAAATATCTCCGGAAGAGCAATTGGCCTAATTTAAAAAGTCCTGCAGGATGCTACCCTTCAGAACCGAAACAAGGATCTCTTGAAGAAAAAAGATGGTCCTGGCAAAAGACCAGGCCACACCTTACCTTCTTAGAAATCCAAAAAGGTACAGGAAGGGGACCTGAGAACCACCAGATGGGACTTTATCTTGTGGACTACATTTACCCCTGCGAACGATGCGAAGATTGCGGGACTATTTTCCGTTTCAAACACACTTGCAATGCCCGCCGCAGATCATATTTCTTTCACAACCTTCAACCCCTTAGTCGCCGATGGTGGTCTAAAATTTCTTTTTCTCCTTTAGGTTCCATACCATCTACACAGAGACTGTTCATTATCTATGACTTAGAAACATATTGTTGGCATGGCAGTTGTGGTAAGCAATTAGTACCTTTCATGATTGTTATGCAGTTTTGGGGAGAGTCAACTCTATGTTCCACAGCTTACAAAGTAGCAAAAAACACAGGCTACATTAACTATGGCTCTGATCCTTACCTGTTTTATGCCATCAATCCTCAAAAACAAGCCATAGGAAGGCAATTCAGAAACTTTCGCGATCGCCTACAGGAAACCTTTGCTCGCGAGTTTTGGGAACGAAACATGACTCCAGAAATGAAAAAGTACATTGCTTCCTTACCTCTCGGCCTGCTTGATTTAACGCCTCAGAAGCTTCCAGAGGCTCCGCAACTTACCCCCAAACCCCAATTTATCGAAGTATATGTAGTGGGTCACAATATCAATGGGTTCGATGAGATTGTTGTTGCAGCACAAGTACTCAACAATCGAATCAATTTCCCCCCTCCCATTGAAGTTCATCGACACTTCATGCCGCGTAATGGTCGCATCTTGTTTAATGATATCACCTTTTCCCTGCCCAATCCCCTTTACGAAGCACGAGAAGACTTTGGATCATGGGAAGAAGGCCGCCTGTCAATATCTGATTCAAAGATTCAATATGTTAAATTTATGGTGAGAGACACCTTTGCTCTTACCCACACTTCGCTGCGGAAAGCGGCAGAAGCATATGCTCTTCCAGTTGAAAAAGGTCTATGTCCTTATGCTGCAATCAATGATTTCTACATGACAGGAAAGTATGAAAGTGACAGCTCTGATGGATTTCCATCCCGAAAATACTGGAGCAGTGATGAAGAATTTAATGAAGCTTTCGCTCAGTGGAGAACAGAACAGATGCACGACAGAACTTCCTTTGAACCACTGCAGTACAATTTGATTGAACAAACTCTCAAATATTGCATCAAAGATGTTCAGGTTACAACAAAGCTAGTATGCAAACTATTTTCTTCTTACAAAAAATTCATTCAAACTGAAGTTCAACTTCCAAAGTGTTCATTTAATATCTTTCAACGACCAACTATAAGTGCCAACTCTCATGCAATATTTAAGCAAACCTTATATACCGAACAAAGACCAGGAAAACCAAATTTTCACAATTGTCTGCTAGCTCCTTCAAGGGAAATGTATGACTTTGTGCGCCAAAGCATTCGAGGAGGACGTTGCTACCCTACTTATCTAGGAGAAGTTACAGAACCTATCTATGTATATGACATCTGTGGCATGTATGCTTCTGCTTTAACTCATCCCATGCCAACAGGCTGGCCTTTAGATCCAAAAGCACGAGCCGAAGCTCTAGAGAACTGGCAAATAAAACTTTCTCAAAGGGAAAAATTAAGTTACTTTGACAGTCATTTGCTTCACGGCATTGTGCTCATAGATGCAGATCCCCCCTCTGAAAAAGACTTAGACGTCCTGCCTCCATTTTGCAGTAGAAAAGGAGGAAGATTATGCTGGACCAATGAAACCTTACGGGGAGAGGTAGCAACAACAATTGACGTCATTACACTCCACAACCGAGGATGGAAAGTAAAAATCTTACCTGAAGACCGAACTACCCTATTTCCACAAATGAAATGTCTTGTAAGAACCTATGTTACTATCAATATCGCAGCAAAAGAAAGAGCAGACAAACAAAAAAATATGGTGATGAGAAGTATAGCAAAACTGTTAAGCAATGCCCTCTATGGTTCATTTGCTACCAGACAAGATAACAAGTGCACACTTTTCACCTCTCAGCTTCAGGCAGGAGTTATTAAAGACATTTGTGAAGGAGAACAAAAAGTCAAAGCCATTCATGTTGTAGAAACGGACAATTTAAGTGCGGAAATTTTGACCCCCTTCAAAGCCCTATACCAACCTGCGCACAAACAGGCACGTCAGAAAGAACCTTCGACGCCAATGATGGCAGAGGGTCGCCCCTCCTCCTTTTATAGCCACGAAAAAACTCTAAACCACGCCCTCTCCAACTATAAGCCAATTACATTCTTGGAAGCAGAAGCTGACGACCTTACTCTTGTAACATTAGAACGAAGCAGCCCACTTGTGGGAAATGACAGATACGCTTCACACCTTGCCTCTTTTGTCCTAGCTTGGACCCGCGGTTTTATGAGCGAATGGTCTGAAATTCTATACGAAAGCGATCGAGGTATAGCATTAGAAAGAAGACTGAACAAGAGCGTCTACGGAGATACAGACAGTCTGTTTGTGACAGAACACGGCAGAATTCTCATGGAAACCCGCGGGCAACATCGATTGAAAAAAAATGGAGGTAAGCTAGTCTTTAATCCAAACTCTCCACAACTAACCTGGCTGGTTGAGTGTGAAACCCAATGTAAGCGATGCAACAGTGATGCCTTCAGCCCTCGCACTATATTTCTTGCTCCCAAGTTATATGCTCTTCAAAAGTTAATATGTCAAAACTGTGGAGAAGAAGGCCCTGGTAAGCTAAGAGCCAAAGGACATGCAGTTACTTCCCTTTCCTATGACATGCTACATGCATGTTTTGAAGCCTATCGATTAAAAGATAATGAACCCAACTTCTACACTTCCCGACAGAGTCTGAGGAGAACACTAATCAGCATGAACCAGCAAGAGTCAGCTTTCACAGTCACAGAAACGACCCTAACTCGGTCACTGAGACCCTGGCAGAGCCCAACTCTAGCCAGTCTGGGAGACGGCAGACTGGTTCCCTACTCCTCAGCCCGGCCCAACCCCCGGAACAGAGAAACCACGTGGATTGCCATCTAGAAGAAGCAATTCAATTTTTGTGGCCTCGTCTTCAATGTCTTCAGCAAACACTCGCCAATATTCCCCTGTCAGAGGGATTGCGACCCCTTCTGAACTTTGAATCTGCAGAAGATCTGTCAGCTCTTGGAGGAAAAGGACTAATACAAGAACTGAATGGAGCTTATAAAGAAGTAAATGTCATTCTGAACAATACTGCCCAGCTATTGACCTCAGAGGGAAGGTGTGAATCTCTGAATTACTCTTTGCAACCTCTGATAGCAATAGTATATGGGCCTACAGGTAGTGGGAAATCTCAACTTCTGCGAAACCTACTATCCTGTCACCTAATTGATCCCCCTCCAGAAACTGTATTTTTTGTTGTGCCTCAAGTAGACATGATTCCCCCCCAAGAAATGTCTGCCTGGACAGTTCAGCTTCTGGAGGGCAACTACAAAATTGGTCCACAACACACTATCGTGCCTCAAAGTGGGACTCTAAACCCAAAACTTGTAACACTTACCTATGAGGACCTAACAGCTGAACAAAATTATGATGTAGCTCATCCTAACAATGTATTTGCAAAAGCAGCCAAACAAGGACCAATTTGCATCATCATTGATGAATGTATGGAGGAACTGGGAAAACATAAGAGCATTGCAAAGTTCTTTCATGCCTTTCCTTCAAAACTGCATGACAGATACCCCCAATGTACAGGATACTCTGTGTTTGTAGTCTTGCACAACATGAATCCCAGGAAAGATCATGCTGGTAATATAGCTACCTTAAAAATCCAAAGTAAGTGTCACATTATTAGTCCCAAAATGCAACCTTCACAAGTAGCTCGCTTCATTAACACTTACACCAAAGCTTTGCCTACTGCTATTACACTATTATTAAAAGATATTTTTCACTATAATGCCAATCACACCAACTATGACTGGATCATTTATAATACTTGTCCAGAAAATGAATGTATGCAATGGATGTATCTACACCCCCAAGATGGCCTAATGCCTATGTATCTAAATGTACAAGCTCTATTTTATCGCTTACTAGAGAAAATAGACAAAGTCCTCCGCCAGAGACAGCGGTGGAATGCTGCATATGTAAAAAAAACACAACAAAAAATTAATGAATAAAGCACAATTTATTGAAAAAGCATGTGGGTCAGTTATTTCAAAAGCATGTGAATTAAAGAATATGGGTTAGTCACTCTCCTCCCCTTCCGACTCTCCCTCTCCACTTAGTCTCTGGGGTGGTGTCAGCATTTCATGCAAAGCATCAATCCTGGCAAATGTAGACTCCAAAGTGTCAGCCAAACGAAGCAGCTGCTGTTCCAGACCAGATATTTTGGTGTTGAGTGCACGCAAATCTCTGCGCAGATCTATATTTTCCTCTGCATCCGCAGTTTGGCGCTGAAACGCCTCTGGTTCTGCCGCCCATCGTCTAGTTGGATAGCTAGTCATCTAAAAGAAAATTAAAGAACAGTAAGACATCATTCAATTTTCCCTAACAAACTTAAACAACTTTTACCTACCATCACTCAGCTCCTCCACATCCACAGTAAAACGCGTGCGGTCTGGAACAGCAGTCGGAGTGATATGAACCACAGAAGGGAAATGCAGCTTGTGTCTTTGTCCACAGAAACACAAACACACCCGCCAAAATTCACGGGAAAAATGCACAATTTGAGCAATAGTTACAGACTGTAAATAAGAACTATAAAAGCTTGTCCTGGGCACACTCTCACCCTCCACCATACAGTATACATAGCTCAAATTACATTGCTTGAAATGCATCAGACCTTGACGAAGACCCACATGCATATCCACATGAGCAAACACATTGTTTTTAAACTTTGGATACTCACAACTCAAACTCCTAACAATGTGTATAGAAGACAGTGGATACAAATATCCATGATGACAAATTATCAAATCTTCCGCATCCTCTCCAGGTAATTTATACACCACAGAATTATAAGCAACTAGGCCCTCCTGTTCCAAAATTGCAAAGCAGTCACAATTAGTAGCACAGTTGCCTGTCAGCAAAGCTGGGCCATCAGCAAAAATACACACAATACATTGACTGAAATGACATCCCTTTACTTTAAGGTCGCTGACATCTGCATGATGAAGCGCAACTGCACAGCCAACAAAGGTGCATCCCTCCACTCGAATATGGCACATGCTGCGAAGGGTTAAACCAGAAAACCCAAAAAAATCACAAGCATAAAAAATAGAATCATAAGCCAGGTAAAAAAGAGTAAACTGGCGACATAATGACACTTCAGAGTCCCCTTCTTGCACCCAGTGAAACTTACACTCAACAAAAGTAACATTTAACATGCCCATTATTCGTGGACTGCGATCTAAAACACGAAACACTTGAAAAGCACGCTGACCCACAGTAGAATGCACTTGTATCACCGCCCCCCTCCCAATGACATAGCAAAGGCCCTGAATTTGAACAGGACGCCTAACATGATAAACAACTCCAGGATCTAAAGCAATTTTTGCATGGGTAGCAATTGCCTCTCCTAAATCACCTTCCCCCTCCCCAAATTCATAAACCCGAACTCTTTCAAAATGAAGATCTGTTAGAAAAAAAGAAAGGCTATTAGCTTGATATGCATTCAATATTTCTTGAAAAGTAACAGTATTAAAAGCAGGTCCCTGGGGGTCTTCATATACTCTTAGGCCGAGCTCTCGTGCTCCGGCTCCGAGCCTGGGGGCCTGGTCTCTTCGTCCTCCTCCGCCAAGGTTGGCAACCTGGAGACCCACATCGCTGGTCTCGTAGGTCTCAGGGGCAAATTGATCGCTCTCCATAGATGCAAAGAAACAATCTCCACAATAGTAAAATAGGAAAGCGGCCCTTGCTGCACAGCCCTATCAATAAGATATGACAAAAACGCAAGTGAAACCATAGCCTGGCCCGCAGCATCAAAACGCAAACTAAGCAAGAACTCAGGCAACATAGCAAAAGTACCCTGCGCAACATCTGAAATCATCCAAGAGGGAAGAAGAATCTGAAACTCAGTTTCCCGTTCCCGAGCAAGACTCCTCACTACATCCCCCAAGTGACGAAAGCGCGGAAAACCAAACAGAACAAAAAAACGAAACCACCATGGTTCCCTATGTCCCGTAGCTTACAAAAGCAAATTGCGAATTGCGGGAAAAGAATCCATAAAAGGAGTCAGTAAAGGGAAAACACGCAGCATAGTGAAGTCTCCTACCCTGTGTAAAGAGAAGGCTTAGAAAAAGAAGTTTGAGCTCCATAGGCTGCAAGCGGCTTTTATTAAGCAACAAAAGCATCGCATGACTACCCTAGTGACGCAAAACAGAGGATGTGGAAAAGAACAGAACACAAACATTCCAAGGCATTGACCCGCATCCAAATTCCCCCAGGAGCAATAAAAATAACCAACCGTGAAAAAACATTACTCTTCCTGGAAGGCCCACGTCAGCAGTTCCATAAAAGACAAGTCTTTGGCAGGCTCCTCGGAATTTTCCACTGTTTCTTCAGCGTTCAGAGATTCTAATCAGGAAAAACAATGTTAACCCTCATTAACCTTGGAACTATGAATAAAGAATAGCAAGCAAGAAGCCAAAAAGGAAACTTACCACTTAGAGACCGCAAATAGCAAACACTGCAGAATCCATCAACCTCGTAGCCCCCACATGTAGCACAGGCATTAGTAGGGCCTTGAGAAACCAGAGGACTTGATGGCATTTCCTCATGACAACGAAGGTCCATCTCCTCAAATCCTCCCACATATTCCAGCGTACCGACCTGTTCTGCACAACCGACATCTTCCACAGTAACATGCGCGGTTTGAGTCTCAACGGGTTGGGGTCTCCAAGTGCGACCCTGTAACACAGCCTGTACAGCCTCCTCGGGGAAAACCAGGTCTACGTCTGTCAGTCCATCCGCAGTTACCTCAGCGCGCACCACGCGCACAGAAGTCAAAGAAGGTGCGTGCAGCCAAGCAGAGTCAGAAAAAGAAGGGTCAGACTCATTCCCCTGAACAGCCTCCTGAGCGGCCAACCAGACACGAGGGGAGAGAGATAATCGGAGTAAACGAGACATTGTCAAAGCAAAGAGTAAAAAAACAGAAAAAGCGGGTACGAGGTTCAAGGGCACAGTACAGACAAAATCCACGGAAACAGACAAATACTCCCGAACATATGTAGAAATTCCGCAGAAAAGACGTCAAATGACGCGGTACGGCGGCCGCGGAGGTCCAAAACTCCAAGGAAGCGAACCGAAAAAACACGCCTACGTGCTGGCATGATGCCAACGCCCCGACGCCATTTTTTTACATGTGTATATTATTGATGATG